ATTTCTCCAAATAATTCTCTAAATGCTTTACTACCTTTACCTATAACTTGTATTTCTTTTTTACCACCAGGTAATTTATTCTCTAATGTTTGTGCAAATGTTTTTAGAGCAAACGCATCATCAGCAGACTTTGATAAATTTTGATATGCAAACGTAGGTAAAGTATCTTTTTTTGGATCCATTTTTCTAACTTGATTAAGTATATCATTAACCATTCCTAGAGCTTCTTCTTCTGTAATTGGATTATCATTTTTAGCTGCATATCTCATAAATATTTTAGCTACTCTATCTACTGCATCTTGAGTAGGTTTAAATTTAGAAAAAAATCCAGCTTCTGAATTTTCAAATATTTCAAAAGTATTACCTATATAATTTTTAACTCTGTTACCCATTATCTTTCTAAGATCTTTTGTTACACCTGCAGGTAAATCAGCTTTAGCTCCCGGTCCTTGAGCTGTTATATCAAGTAGATTATTAAACTCTGATCTTGTTTTATTTAATGCATTTATAATATTATCAGAAACTAGTTTACCTTTTTCAGCGCCAAGCCTACTTCTAACAACTTTAATAATATCATTTGTAATTTTAGGATCTAATTTACTTTTTAAATCACCTTCAAACAAAGCATCATCTAATAATTTTAAAAAATCTTTTCTTTCTTGAACCTTTGATGCATTAAAAAATTTTCTAAATTCAGGAAAAACTTTGTCTACTTCTTTATCTATTCTAGCTACTTGCTCTTCTGAAAAGTTTGTATCTCTCATTTGTCTTGCTTTTTGTTGTTGTTTTGCGACTGCAATTTCTTCTGGTTTTGTGCCTCTAAATCTAAAAGCACTAGCAAGTTTATCTAAACCTTTTTCTATTTTAGAACTACTATAGGCTAAATCTCTTCCTCTTTTTGCTAAAGTTTTTGCCCCTGCTCCTACACCATAAACAAAAGGTGTTACAAACAAAGATTCACCTGCAAATCTAAATCGATTAGCTAAATTTCTAATTGCATCTTCTCTACCTTCTTCTCTTTCTTCTCTGTCCAAAGCTGTAGGCCCTGCTTCAAATAAATCTCCAAATGTCCCTATCTTTTCTACGTCTGCAACTAAAGTTTCTCCAGCTGCACCTCCAGCAACCACCGCTGCAAATCTTTGTTTACCTGATAATTTATTTAACTGATCTGCTTTATCTTTACCTTTTTTAAGATTAGGAGCTTTAAAGTTAACATACTTACCTGCTTTTTTAGCTTTTAATGCTTTTGTTGCCAGTGTAGTCGCTAGCTTTGCTCCTGCACCTCCAGGTATACCTATTTGTATTAATGCCTCTGTTATTCTACCTATGGCTCTTTCTTCTGCTATTTCTTCAAAAGGATTTAATGTATCAAAAAAAGTTTCTACTTTAGCTGCTGTATTTGTATCAGCTCCAAGGTCAATTAATTCTGCTCCTAGAGATACAACACCTTCTACTGTTTTAATTGCTCCTGATGCTAATCCTGCAACAAAAGCCGTAGCTCCAGATATTTCACTATTATCTTCGGCATCCGGCACTAAAGTAGTTTCGCCGTAATCTATTTTATTTAAATCGTCGTAATTTTTTTCTTGATTTTTTTTATTCTCTAACTCTTTTTCATCAATTAGAGCACCTGTTTTCGGGTCTACAACTAGAGCCATTTTTATTCCGTTCCATCAGGTTCTTGAGATAAAGGTTTGAATGTTAAAGGATCTAATTCAGTCATAGTTCCATCACTATTTTTTTGAAATGCTCTACCTGATCCAGCATCAAATGTTACTGCACCTCTAGGTATTGATCTAAAATCTGGTTCAAATTTTTTACTTTTATTACTGTAGTTATAATCCAAATCAAAGTAAGGTAATCCTGATTTATCTGCTCTTACTCTATATGACGCTAAATCAGCTGCTTGATTTTTAATTTGTGGTATTGTTGAGGAATTATATAAATTTGAATAAACTTTAAATTTTTCTTCATCTGTTTGAGCTGCAAATGCTTTATTATTTAAATTTTTAAGAGTTTGTAAATCAAAATCTGATTTTATTTTAGATCTTAAATTAGCAGCATCTGCATCTAATCTCATTTGTAGACCCTCTCTATCTGCATCTAATCTTTTGCCTAATAATTTTTCTTGAAATTTTTGTTGTTGTAGAGTGGCTTCTCTATCTTCTTCTTCAAGATCCATTTCTAATCCAGCTAGTTTCATATCTCTTTCTGACATTCTTTGTCTGTCTTGCGCATCAAAAAATCTTTGTAATGTCTCACCACCAAAAGCTTTTGATAAATTCTGTAACGTAGTTCCACCTGTTTCTCCAAAACCTCTTAGTGAACCTTCTATTAAATATCTACCTAGTGGATCAACTGCAGGCGAAGAATACTGATTTACTATTTGCTCGTATCTTTGTCTTGGAGTTAGTTCAGTTCCCTTCTCATAATTTTCTCTATCTTGAATATTAGACATGATGCCATTCATGTTGACACCACCACCTTTTCTAAACATAGGTCTTTTAAATACTCTACTCATTACGCTGTTCTCGGTACTGGGTTAACAGTTCTGTATATACCGGCTAAACCTGCTCCTGCACTAATTAAAGATTGTAGTCCGCTTGGATTAGGTGTTACCTCCTGAACTGATTTACCAGGATAACCTGCAATCAATTGAGTCACTCCAGAACCATATTGTTGTGCAGCTGTTAATGGCTGCATTAAGTTTTGAATATTTAATTGTTGTTGTGCTCCCAACTCAGCTTGTTTTTGTTGTTGTAATGCACCACCTAAAGTAGTTAGACCTGCAACTTGTTGTCCTTGTAATGCAGGCGTTGTTGAGGCTAAAGTTAATTGATTTTGTAAATCTCTTTGTGCACCTTGTTGTGCTTGTTGAAATCCTTGTGCTAGTAATTGTGCTTGTAATGCGGCTCTGTTTCTATCTGATGCAGATCTAAACTCTGCTTCTTGAACAGCTTGTCTATCGCCACCAAAAGCTCCCGCGGCTACAGCCCTATCTCTTATACCACCTAGACCTCTTTGTGCTTGTAAATCAAATTCTGATAGTGTTGCATCTATTACATCTCTTTGGAACGGAGACATAAATTCTCTAAATGCATCTGGACCAGTTCTAGCTGCAGCTGTTTGTAAGAATGGTTTAAAAGAATCTAAACCAGCTTGTAGATCTTTTACGGCTCTTTGTTGTAAAGGATCTAGACCTGCTACAAATTGTGGGCCATATACTTTGGAAAGATCAGCTGATTTAAAATCACCTGTTGCTTTTGATAGATCACTTAAAAACGTTTTACCGGCAGCTTCTATAAACTCCGGTGGTCTAACTCTAGTTTCTGATACTGCCATTATACTCTTCCTCCATTTTCTAGTCTTTTCATCATGTCATACATACGTTGAGCGCCTTTATTAACGTCACCGTCACCCATTCCTCTTACAGCATCAGCTGTAAATACAAATTCGTTATTTGAAAGCATCGCAGGGATGTCGTCAGCCTTCTCTTTTACACCAACTGGAGGAATAAATCCACCTGTTTCTCTAAGATCTAGCTCAGTAATTCCTGCTGGATTTTGGTTCAAAGGTAGGCCCATGACGCCTGCTGCCTGCATCGCGTTGTCTTCTGCTGAGTCTCCTCTAGCATAACCTATTCTACCACCTTCTGCTTTTTGTTCGAAAAGCTGTAATGGTGATATTTGACCTTCAAAATCTTTTTCTGTTTGTAAAAAATCTTTAGGCACTAGATCCAGATCAAAGCCGTATAAAGATTGGCCAATTTTTGCACTTTCTCTTATGCCTGACGGACTTTTTCCTGCAGCTTTTTGTTTTTTAGCAAAATCAAAAAATTTTTGCATAGATTTTAATTCTTTATTCATTCCAAAAAAACCCTTTTCTGCTCCTTCTTTTTCTAAATCTTCTAAACCATAAACTTTTGCGAGCATTTGTTGATCCATTAAACCTTTAGAACCTGGAAATCCAAAATTCATTTCTGCAAAGGTAGGTAATCCAGTAATATTTTCTGATGAAGTATCAAATCTATCTCTTCTGGTTATAGTTTGTTGTGGGCTGTCGTCTCTTCTATTATTACCACCACCAATAGAACTAGTATTTGTTCCACTTCTTTGTTTACCACCACTGCCCATTGCTCTATCTCTAGCTGACGAAGCGCTCCTAGATTGACTAGAGCTAGCTTGTCCAGTATCACCTCGTCTACCACCTCTTTGATAACCAATACGTCCACCAGATGAGAACATATTTCTTTCTACAAGTTCATTTATTTCTTCTTGAGTGGCATCTGGATTTAAATTTGTAAAATATAAATTTAAATAATTTCTTAATTTTTCTGGATCTTTTTTAAATTCTTCTATTTCTTGTTCATTCAATCCTTCAAATATACCTAAATCATCTGCAACTTTAGTACCTATAATACCCAATCCTAATTTTTTGCCTAAACTCATACCAGAAATTTTATTAAATAAATTACTAAATATTCCTCCTGCTTTTGCTCCTCCCGTTCCCGGTCCTGCCATTCCAAATAGTGTTGACGCTAATTTTGTATTTTGTAATCCTGCTAAAGGACCCATTCCTGCTAATCCAAAAGCTCCTGCTCCTAATAAAGCAGCTTTACCAAAATCAGATTTAACAAAACTACCAATACCTTTAGCAACACCTTTAATAGCTTTCTTAAGTCCCCCTAAAAATGCTTCTTCTCTAGGCACGATATTCATAATACCACCGCCCATACGTAATTGTCTTTCCATCATTCCTCTAGATATTGGCATAATTAATAAAGTTTATATAAAAAACTCTCCTTTTACAACTTAGAATCTCCGCCCAAAGGCAGGTGTTCTACTGTTAATTTTACACTTCTAGAGATATCTTCTCTTTTAGTGTCTGTTTCAGGGTTATCTACATCGGCGTCTGCTTCTGCATCTGACATGTATTCTTGACCCGTCTTTAAATTTTTTAAAGTAATCTCACACTCTGGTGTAATAACCACAGTGGGTTTACCGTTTATCTCTCTTATTTCTTTTTTAGCTTTTGTTTCTATAAATGGCATTAGTCTCTATTTATCTCCAGTATTGATGCAATAACATGTAATTCATTTGCATCTGATGCTTGTGCTTTTAATATTTCATTCTCTTCTAAAACAAGAGGATGAGTCAATAGTTCAGTTGTTGCTTTTGATGCTATGGCTTTGTCTTTAAACAAATTAAATACTGCAGATGCAGCATTTGTTATTGTAAAAGTTACATTACATCCTGATCCAGCGTCTTCTGATACCAATAAACTTTTGATTATAGCTCTAGAATCTGCCGGTGTTGTATATATTGTAGTGTTATCTGTAGTAGTTAGATCTACTAATTCGTTTTTGTATATATTAGCCACTTATAAACCAAGAAAATCTTTCTTGCTCCTGTTTTGTTTCATTTAAATATGTAGAATTTAATTGTTCTACTACTAAAGAAATAGTTCTATTTATTTGTTTCTGGTTAGAAACATTATATTCTTCTTTTGGTTCTGGTATTCTAACGTTAATCTTTGCCATACTTACCTACTAAATAGCAAATCGGTTCTAATACTTTTCTGTATATTCTACCTAACAAGTGAACCTTGTTTCTTGATTCCTGTCGTATGTCTATTGTTCTATGAACTGCAATGTGTTCTAATACTTTTTTAAGAACATAATTTTTCTTAGATAGTTTTACTAATGGTAAAAATATTTTATGATAACCTCTTTGATACTCAGGTGCTAATCCTTTTGAGTGTCTTAACCAAATTTTATTTCTAAATGATCCAAAGCCATAAGACTCATTCATCATGGTGCAGACAATCTTGCCGCCACCGCCGCCTTTATCGTCACCTCCACCAACGTCTCCTAACATTTGAGGCATTCCTATTTTTGCTTTAGCTTTATTTATATCAGATTGAATTGTAGGATCATCTTTTCTTTCACCTCTTGCCACCTCTCTATCATATTCTCTAGCCAAAGCGTCTCTGCTTTTAGCTATATTGGCTCCTGTTCTAGCTGCGCTAGTAATATTATCTATTGTTGCTCTATCATCTTGTGCTTGTTGAATCGCCCTAGCCACACTAGATGCAGTAACTCCTCCTATCTTGTCAGCAAATTGAGGGCTAAATGGTCCATAAGTTTTTTCTAAAGGAGAATCAGCAAAAAATTGATCTCCTACTGCAACTCCTTCATCATCTTTTGAAGATGCTATGGTGTCTTTTTTACCACCACCAACAATATCTAATATTTCTATATTTCCTAAATCATCTAAATTTGGATTACCAAAACCTAAACTAGGCGGTGCTATTGGCGCGGTGGATACATCTTCACCTTTTCCTAATCGTAATTGAGTTTCAACAACATTAGTTTTCATTTTTACAGGTGATTGTTCATCAACAAATTTTCTACCATACTCAGCAACAGCTTGTATTTGATCAATTAAATTTGTAGTTTGATTAGTGCCTGGCATAATAGCCTTTGCATTAATTTCAGCCAATTGTTCTGCTGACAAAGTGCCATCAACAAGTCCTTGTACTTGTGTGTCACTTAAATTGTATTTTTCTTTTAATCTATTACCTATTTTACCAACTCTTTCATCAATTGTTTCTTGAGTTATTTTGTTAGCATTATATCCAGCCATCACATTTTCTACTGTATTATAATTTTCTGTTGGGTCTGCAACTATTCTACCTATATCATCTGTAAACACACCTTGATTTCTTAATTCATTTTCATAGATAGCTCTTCTATTTACAGGAAGCATGTCTTGTAAAGCTTGTAATCCTTTACCTGCAAATCCTGGAACTACATCACCTATTCTAGAAAATGGATCTAAATAATTTTTTCTTACTTGTTCAAAATTTTTAAAAGAATCAATACCACTATCTCTTAGAAAAGGATCTTGTGGTACAGGAGTAGCAGAAAAATCTACTTCTTTTTCTTTTTTAGGTGGTGGTGTAGTGGTAGATCTATCGTACGTAAATGTTTCAGGTAAATTACGTCTATTTAAATAATCCTGTACTAATTCAAATAAAGTTTTTGCCATTATCTTCTTCCATCCGGTTGTATATCTAGCTTAAATGTTCCAAATCTCCATTCTTCGCCATTAGAATCGTTCTCTATCTTGAAGTTAACGAAACGACCCCTTGCTCTTGTATCCTTTTTATCAGTAGATGAGTCTATTGTAAAGGGACTCAAACTAGTACTTGTATCTGATTGTTGTGGATACCTTTTCACAGCCAACGTAACTTTAGCATTACCAGCCAAAGTTTTAAAATCAGGAACAAAACGCCTTACAGCTAAGAAAATCTCACCTGCAATGCTTGGTCCTGACGATCTCCCCCTTGCATCTCTTTGTCTTTGTTGTAGGTCAAAATCAAAAGATTTGATAAAAGATGGCACTATTGTTGTTGAACCGTCTTCATTAACTTGATCTGTTCCTATCTCATGTTCAAAATATTTTGTCTGTCCTAAACCATCTTGACCTATAACAGCAGGAAAAGTCCCATCGGCTGTGCTACTATATTTTGTAGCATAGGGTGCTGGATATATAGTTCCGTCCATCCAACTGGTTCTAGCTTCTGTGCCTGTATACCAACAGTTTTCACCATAGTTAAACACCACATACTTATTATTAAAATCAGAGCTTGATGATGG